TTATTCGGTACACTCCTCACAAGTTTCGATAGGTACTAAATGGTTGCTTTCTGTAATACAATATTGTTCGTTATGTGGTGTAACTTCTGTTCCGTTATCTAGTTCTAACCATTCCATTAGTTTATATTTTCCTAGTGTTGAATAGCAATTTTTCTTTGCCCACTCTAAAAACTTATCCCTTGAAAAATATAGTGGTTTATTCATTTTAGCACCACCGTAACCCGTCCGGGTTTCACGGTATAACTTTCAACTTCCATACCGATTAATTGATAGACGGAAGAAAGTGGAGATTGCGCCAAAATCCATTTAGCAGTTTTCCCAATAACAACCAAACCCCGTATACAAGAGGTGTTGAACGTAATATCAATAGGATTATTATTTCCTTGTTCTACAAACTCGTTAAGAAGATGTAACAAACTTTTCGGTTTATCTTTGGTGTTATTCATTGGTTTCTCCTTTTATAACTTCTTTTACTAATTCTTGAACGGTTTTACAATCTGTTTCATTAGATTGAATAACTTTTAATCTGCTTTCTTCCTTTCTTTTATTAATTAATTTTTGTATTGCTTCCATACATTGTTGTCTGCGTTTAAGTAGTTTAATTCTTTTTAAGTTTTCTCTAGCAACTTTCATACTAGGTGTAATAACAGGGAAAAATACATTTTTTTCTTTAAAACAAATAGGTTTTTCATCTGTTAATTCGTAAGAAAACAAATTGTTTGAATGGTTGTTTTTACAATAATGTAAAAATGATTTAAAGTTTCTTTTATTTACGAAAATATAAACCGAAGATTTGTTTTCTGCGATATAGAAGTTCATTTATTTTCTCCTTTAATCGAGATATACTCGGTATGTATCTAGTAGAACAAGGTTTCCAACATAAGGCGTATTTCTATGAACATAACTTGTAACTGCAAGAGGGTTTGAATATTTTTGTTCCCACCAATCGCGAGATGTATTTACATATTCGTCTTTTACATCTTCTATGGTTTCGTCATTTTCTAGTGCAATCAAACATTTTCCGTAACTATCCCCGTAACTATGCGATTGAACGCAATAATCAAATAGTTTTTTCATTATTTCCTCGCCCAAACTAATCTTGTATAATTCATTTCTAGGGTTTGGTGTAGTTCGTAACTAAAATATTCAGTAGCGGAAATATCGAGTGTATAACAGGTTTCGTTTTCGTCTTGAACGGTAATAAAGTATTGAACGTAATCGCAAAAAAGGTTTTCTTCTACATGATATCCCATATTTACAATTTCCACGGTTCTAGTTTCGGGGGTTGTAAGTTCTTCTGTCGAAGTCCTAGCCAAAGTAAAGAGGATTATAAAAGCACCTAGGATAATACTAAAAACAAATATAAAAGACATTTTATCTTTTTTATTTTCCATTATTTTTCTCTTTTTTGTTCTTTTTTAATTGGTGTAAAATGTTCAAACGGTTTTGGTTTTCTTTTTGTTTCCCATTGGGGGATAGAGCAACAATCATATTTATAGCCGTGGCTGTTATATTTTATATATCCGTTTTCATCTACTTTCAAACCGTGGCATTCTTTTTGCCATTTAGGTAAACTAGTAGTATCAACGATAATGGGTAAAGTTAAGTTTTGCGGATGGGTATTTGTATTTTTACAATACTTCCACGCGCTAAAATATCCTCTAATTTTAATCATTATTTTTCTCCTTTTTCTTCTTTTTTAATTGGTGTAAAAGATTCAAACGGTTTTGGTTTTCTTTTTGTTTCCCAATCTTTATCCGACGAAAATTTAGTACCGATTATTTGGTCGTTTTCATTTACGCCTTTACCGTGAGAAATAATAGCCCAATGAGGAAGATATCCCCCATTCGAAGTTTTTATCATATCTTTTATAAACTTATCGCAACTAAAATATCCTCTAATCATTTTTTTCTCCTTTTGTTTCATATAGTTGTATAAATATTTTCCCACGCTTTTTCTTGAACCACGAACACGCTAGCAAATATAACCAATCCAATTATAATAATGATGTAGTTTTCAATTCCTATTTTTTCGTTATTCCCCCCATCAAATATAAATACCCCGGAAATTAAACAAAGGCTCGAAGAAATGATATAATTGTTCCCGAACAACACGCAAAACTCTACGAATAGCGCAAAAGTTACGATTAAACTAATTCTTCTTACATACGGGTTTTGGCAACTCGGATTTAACGGTAGTAAGTTTAAGTTCTCCATATTTTTCCCACGCCTTTTGTAGTTTTTGTTCTGCTTCATCTATTGTTTTCGCCGGAATATAGTGTAATAAGTTATCAAGTGTTTTGAATACGGCGTACATTTTAAAACACGCTCGAATTAATTAGAATAGGTGGTATCGTACATTTGTTCATACGTCCGTATATATATTTTGCTTTACCAACAGCAATTCGGAATAATAAATCTGCGTCATTATATTCGGTTCTAATAAAAACGCTAGGAGAAATGTTTTCATTTTCAATAACGATTAAATATTCGTCGTATGATTTTGCTTCTGCTATCGTCATGTATCTCATTTTTGCACCACCCAATCCGCACTAACGAATTGACTTGTTCCGACAATTTGAACGGTTGTATTATCGCTATGGGTGTTGACAACTTCCAAGCCGTCATACTTTTTAAGGTGTAACCCCATATAGGGCTGTGTTTCCCGACAACTTTTTACAACAGAATCATTACACATTTTTTCATAACTGAATAGTCTAACCATTATTTTTTACTTTCCTTTCTTAATTGGTGTAAAATGTTCGAACGTTTTTGGTTTTCTTTTTGTTTCCCAAACAGGGCGGGACGATAAATCCCAAGGACTATTTATCATTTTTCCGTTTTCATCTACGGGGCTTCCGTGTCCTATTTTAGGCCATTTTAAATCTAATTCTTGTGGTTTTATTCCAAACCATCTACAAAACTTCCACGCGCTGAAATATCCCCTAATCATTTTTTCCTTTCATTTCTGCGGTTTGGTCGCAACCCCTTTTAAATCTTCAATGGGGTACACTAGCGAAAGGTGTTAATGTACCCGTTCAAGATTTAAAAAGTTAATGTTCTCGGTTTGTTAGTTTCTTCTTTGATACTTTTAACAATTCTTTCGTAATCTTTCGAATGATATTGTTTTACATATTCAGTTTTCGTTAGTTGACTATCGAACCATTTCTTCCACAAATTGTCATTAAGACCATTATGTTCTGTGATGAACCGTGAACACCGATTGTGCAACATAAGTTTTTCTAATTTATTCATTTTCTTTCTCCTTTTCTTTCTCTCTTTTTCTACCTTAATTATACCATACCTTGAAAAGGATGTCAAGCACTTTTGTAAAAATATTTTAAATTATTTTTAAACTCGATTTTAACCCTCTAAAAATCGTTCTTTTCAACCTCTTAAAATGTAAGCGCTTGTATTTGCCTTTTAAACGCGTTTTGGCTTTACCCTTATAATTGCATTACCTTTCAAATTGGCAAGCCCACGGAATCGGGTGTATCATGTTTCTAACTCTCTTTTCAACCTCTTAAAATGTAAGCGTTTGTATTTGCCTTTTAAACGCGTTTTGGCTTTACCCTTATAATTGCATTACCTTTTAAATTGGCAAGCCCACGAAATCGGGTGTATCAATGATTCTTTAACCAATCGTAGATTTTGTTAGTTTTCCATCCGGCCATACGTTTAGAATCTTCCGTACTCAAACCGCGCTTTCTTAATAGTGCATATTTGGTATTGTATTTTTCTTTTACTTCAACTTGCTTTTTTTCGTAATATTTTTTACTCGCTTTATCGTTTTTCATTTTTACCCTTTCCTCTTTTGTAATATAGGATTTTTCACCGACTAACTTTCTAAAAACGGGAAGCGTGTAGTCTTGTAACTCGTTGTTGCCGAAAGTGTTTTCGTGAATCTCAATAGGTTTTGTGCGAAACATTTTTGATTTAAGAAGTGAGTAATCGATATTAGGCATAATTCGTTTTTGTTTCCCAACTACGATTTCAATATCTCTTGTTTCACTCGCTACCAATCCCAAGTCTTTTACTTTCCAAGTATTACTATTTGCAACCACGCCCGGCGTTATAAGTGTTCTAACGTTTACCGTTATTTTGTTTTGGTCTTTATCTTTAATCCCTAGTAAAAGTTTATCCCACCTAAAAGTATTTAATACGATACCATCCGGGCTAATAGTATCTTCAATTTGTAACCCTCTAGTTTTAGCGATATATTTATCGAATCCCCCGGTCTTTTTATTAAACTTTGAATATTCATATCTTCCTGCACCAAGATTAATTATATCGTGTATTTCTTCGGGTTTTTCGTAATATCCCAAAGTCTTTTCATCTTTCCAATATTCCGGTGGTAGTGTATCAAGTTCTCCAAGCACTATAACTCCATCTGTCATAATGCTTACAATTTCTCCGCCATTATTTATTATATCTTTACACGCTCTATAATTCATTAATCTAGTTCCCATTGTGATACGCCCGGCGTTTAAATCGTTAAAAAATTCTCCGGCTCTAAACCCTTGCGCCATAATATCTTCTTGTTCCATTAGATAAGTCATAATGGCTTCATACGCAACTCCATACCCCGATACCATCATTGTTTTAATTAAGCGTTCCCGTAAATCGCCTTTGTTATAAAGTTCCATACGGTTAGCAAACAATGTCAATTCTATTTCAGCAAGTACCGACAATTTCCCGGTAGTTTGGATTACATACCATTCCTCGTTCTCAAAAGTCGCACCATTTTTAACCATTTCTTCCCGTTCTTCGATATAATAGGAAGCGTAGAAATCCCCTAGCGCGCAAATATTTAACGCTTTGTTTTCGGGATGTTTAGTTAAAATGGTATGGTATTCAATTCCTTTTTGTTTTCCAGTATGAACCAAACCTCTACACAATACATAAGCATTTTCGATTAATCTAGGTGTTCCAATTCCTTTATATACTTTACTTCCTCTTAAATCTTTTAACTTGACAATTTCAGCCACATACGCACTAGCAATATCGATTGTATATCCTTTTTTAGCATAACCATTTGTAAAACTTTCAATTCTCGCACCTTTATAACATTCGGAAATCAAACATAGAAAATCTTTAAAATTGGTATCTCCTAGTTGTTTTTTCCATTCGTCATAAAAATTGATAATCGCAATACTTTTTAAATCGTCCATAATTTTTGATTTTATGGTTTTAATAATTTTTGTTTCGTCCTCAATTTCTCCGTTCGGGTCAAAATCTTCTATCGCTTTTTTCAACCCGTATTTATTGCTAATCATGGCTTGATAACACGCTCTTGTAAGCGAACCCGGAGAAATTAATGATGTAGGATACCAGCCGAACGAATTATAAAAATCGTCTTGGATAATATCCGCTAAACAAAACGCACTTTTTGAATCCATAAAATTACTATTTAAAACTCGTTCTTGATAATCTAAATCTTTTTCATATCTAACCCAATCTACTTTATGTAAATCACTGCTTCCTTTACTATACCACGGTAAATAGTCTTTTGCCACTGCTTCCAATCCGCGAAGATAGAAAGGTTTAATGTCGAACGCCCAAACACTTTTAACTTGTTTATCCGGGCTTTCTAAATCAATGTAATAAAATAGTAAGCAACTTCTAATACTTTTTAATATTCCAAACTCAAACCGCCCGTTTGAAAGTGTACATTTTGTCAAAGGTGGTGTAATCCATTCTTTGTTATTACGGTCAAAATCTCCGTCTATCCGTTGATACCTTTCTAAACTTTCTTGTTGTTCTTTTTCTTGAATAATTAAAAGTAATTCTTTGTACAAAACCGCCGGGTCTAACCTCGACCAATATATCAAACTTTTTTGAGTATCTTCACAATGTTTAACAAGATTAAATAATACATAAACAAAATCTTGTTTATAAAACTTTTTATATTCTGTTCCATCATAAGCCCCAATCAATTTTAACTCGGCGGTTTTATAATCTGTTTCTAGGTCTAGTGAAACATAATTCATTCTGTCTAAACTAATTTTGTGAGTGGTAATAGGCGCATAATAATTAATAGTTCCAATATGTTTTAATTCTCTACCCTCGATATTTAAAAACTCTTTGCCAACAAATAAACTATTTCTTATCTGCATTATATACTCCCATCATCATACTTTGTTAGGCGGTTTATAACCGTACCCTCTACCAGCCGAAAATGAATCGTCAAGTTCAAATACTTCTATCGCCGTTTTAAAATCATATCCTTTAACATAAACATAATTTAATACTGCATATCCAAAGTTTCTATTAATACTTCCAATATCGCCCTTATAAAGTTCAAGGTTTAAATAATCTGCAACGTCTTTTAAAAATGGCGGAAATGTTAATTCAGGGTGTCCTTTTGGATGTAACGAATAAAGACTCCATTGTCTGCGCCGTTCATTCATTAATCTTTTTGCACGTTCATTAATTACAATTTGTTTTTTTAAGTCAATTACAGTAAGATTTCCGCCGGTAATGATTTTCTTAATTTTTTCTTTTGTAACTGCAATCTCTCTAACGGCTTTAAACGAATATTTACTTTTACTATATCGCCTTGCTTCGATAGGTTCATATCCGCTTAATACAAGTTCTCCAAACTTTTCATAGTTCTTTTTACGGTTATTAATTTGTCGCTCGGTCAACTGTTTTTCTGTGTAAGTTTTTCGTCTTGTTAAGTCAATTCCAAGTTCATTTAAAATTGCTTTGTCGCTTTTTCTAGCATACTTACTAGCAAGTTTTTTATCGCCGTAAGTATTAAAAATAACCCATTTACGAAGTTTTTGTTTTTCTTGATAAGTAATTTTCTTCATTTTTTTATTCTCCCGTAGTTTCTAAATCATCTTTTAATTCTTCGGGGATTACTTCGAGAATTATAGGTTTAACCCGTTTTTCTGTTAAACTTTTAAGCGTGGTTTTTGTAGTTGCAACAGGTTTATTCTTGACTTCCGGCTTTTTAGAAACAGGCTTTTTATTAGGTGCAGGTAACACCTGCTCGTCCTCATCTTCGCTGTCATCTTCAATAATATACTTGCTATCATAATTATTAAAATAGTCTGTTAAGTTCTTTTCAAAAACATATTTCTTAACAGTGGTGAATCCTGTAGACATCATAATTCTTTTCCACCAATGTGCTTTAATAACTCCGTTTTCTACCATTTCTTCCATAATCGCGAAGTGGGTAATAACTTTTCTTAATCGACTTGAAACAAAATCTAGGTTTGGCGTAATCATAATTAATTGTAAATCGTTCTTTCGTATTTGGTTTACAAAGCGCGATTTTTGGCGTACTTCATTTTTCATAAAGTCGTAAGCGTCCGCGCCCTCTTGAATCTCGTCAATAATCATTAATCCGTTATTAATCCATTTAGGCAAAATATTTTGTGATATATCTTTAAAACTGTAAAGTTTCCATCTGCTTTCTAACTCCCCAAGATTTTTTAAAGGGTAATTAGTATATAAATAACTTGTCGGATTAGCGATTAAAAATTGTATTCCGGTATAAGTTGCATAAAGGGTTTTACCGCTTCCAAACTCTCCAACATAAGCGATAATATTAACTTTCATAGGTTATTCACCCTTTCATGTTTTTACCGTAAGAAAGGGGGAAACCCTCGTGTTCTCCCATACTCATTTCCGGCGGTGTTGGTTGAATCCTCTCAATCGCTCTTAATAATTCGGTTCTACTTCCTCTATCAATCGAAATATTTTTCTTTTTGATACCTAAACAAAACCCTGTTAAACTCGGAAGTTTGAAATGCGTTCCTAATAACTCGACTTGTTCAAATAAAATTACTTGCGGTCTTTTGAAATCTGTAATAGTATCTATTTCTTCGGTATCTCGTAAAATATTTACAATTTCTTTAATAACTTGTAAAGCCGGGTCTACGAACGGGGTATTATCTTCTCCATCTTGTAAGGTCTTTTCTACTTCTGCCATTTTTTCATTATCCATATTTTCTACCACAGAAACAACTTTCGGTTTTGTGGTTTCTTCCAAACTTTTTTGTAATTCGTTCGCTTTCATTTATATACCCCCTGTGGTTACGGTTGTAATAATCGGAATTAAGGAATCGATAGAACCCTTTAATGTAAAATAGAAGTAAATCATTAAGCCGATAATAACAAGTAAACCAAACCCGAAGATGATATAAAACAAGTTCTTCAAGTCTAGGGAATTGCCTTTTAAAGAAGCAAGCAGTTTGTCAAGTACGGTTTGTGTTAATCCGCTATTATATTCTCCGCTTGTGTATTCCCCTTTTGTTAAATCCGGGGTTAAAGGCATATTATTTTGTTCGGTGTAAAAATAGGTTTTTAATCCTTTATAAATTGTGGTATTTGTAGAAGTGGTTTCAAAATTATTGTTTCCTAGTTTAATAACCCCGTGTTCGTTTGGTTTTACTTTGTTGAAAAACATTACATTACCGGATTTATCAATTACAATAGCATTTATAAAAGTCTTTTTCATTTAATCCTCTTTTCCTGCCTTTACAAAGGCAATAATCATATTTATTACTGAAATTAACGTATATACAATAATCATCAAAGGGTAGGTAGGCGCAATAATAATCATTGACACTACCCAAACCGCGAAAGCCAACATCCCGAAAATGAACGGGAAAAATCTACCTGTTAAAACTTGTGCAACAGTAGAAGCAAGCCCAATAATTAACAAGATGAAAACAACTGCAACGGCCATATTAACTTACCCCTCTAATTAATGGAATGATGTAACCGGAAATAACCGCTAGTGTAGGAATATAAATAAACACGATATTAACAAATGTGGGTAATCCCTCGACACTGAAAGCAAATAATGAAAATAAGAATGTAAGAAAGTTCCAAACGGCGGTTAATCCTGTGTCCTCTGTAAATGTATAACTAGATAATACAATTTCTCCGCCATTGATTGTAAATAATAAACTTTCACATACTAGCGCGAATAGAAACAAGTATAAAAAATACATTGGTATAATTAATTTATTCATTTTGCACTACTTCCCCTTTCGCGCGTTTAACTGTTTCAAACACGGTAATAACATAGATAAGCATAACCGGGATAATAACAAACATTTGAATTAATCCTGTAACCCATAATACAACTGTTAAAACAAAGTGGATAAGCGCGAATCCTAACATAGCCCACTTTTTAAACAAGAAAACAATAGTTATTAATACTGTAATTAAAAGGTAAACGATTGAATAACCTGTGGGATTATCTCCCCGAAACATAGATAAGATTTCGCCTAATACCGTTGTTTGTTCCGGCGTTTCTGTCGGGGTTAAAGTTTCATTGATGTATAAATATTTTGCATATAAATTAATATTTGCGTACCCGTCCTCGTCTGCGAAAAAATCTGAAATAGTAATATTTTGTAATCTAATATTATATCCATCTTCTGTAACATAACCAACTAGTATTTTATCTGTATAAGTTGGAGTACCTAACTCTACCGCTGTAATACCCTCTCCAAAACCTTTTATAATTCTACTGTAAAGAGAATAAAACCCTCCATCGTCTACAAACAAGTTATAATACATAGCCATATAACCAAAAACTGCGGTAGAATGAGCAATAAAATAGTTTTCAAAATCTGCTTCTGGCGGTGTGTCATAATCAAAATTGCACTCTAAATATAATACAAACTCCCCGGTATCACTAATATCATAAGTGAAAAATGTTCTTGATAAATCAAATCTGTAAGAATATTCCGTGTTTTCTTGAAACGGTACAAAATCTGCGAACTCTCCAAGTTTAACATAACTTAAAGTTTCTGTACCAAACACAACTTGCATAACGCTAGTATCATACCAATCCTCGGACGGTAACACAACTTTTATATAACTTGCTATCGCCGGATAAAAATATTTATCGTAACTACAAGGATATTCGCCGGAAATAATAATATACATATTCCCGGTGTTATCTCCTGTTAAAACTTCTCCAAAATCATATACAGGATTCATACCGCCCGTTTCAAGTAAAGGCACTTCTGTAAATGCAAAATCTACTGCACTTGTTTTTAAAGATAATAATGTAAACCCCGTCAAAAATAAAACTACTAACAATATCAATTTTTTCAT